GCGGAGTGTAGTGTATTAATTTCATCATTTGTGTTCGGAGGAGGTCGCTACGCTCCCCCCGTTATTACTTATAGGTTGCAGTATACTGCCCCTTTTCTATTCTTCTTTTTATAGTGGTCTGAGTAACCCCCACGTAAAGAGCTGCTTCCTTATAGGAGTAGAATGTATGCTCATCTATTATAATGGAGCTTATCACCCTTAAGTCCTTAAAAGTGGCGGATACGTTAGGGTCGCCACTTTTTATCATCTTCCTAATTCGGTACTCTGATAGGTCCTCTGCTAATGCAGCCTCTCTAACTGAGGTATACCTAGTCCCATTTAAGACTAGGGACACTACTTTCTTCCGAGTAGTTCTGGTTGATATGTTGTTTTTTATATGCTCTTTTGTTCGGGGGTTACTTTCATAGTGGGTCTTAAGGGAGGAGGAAATATTCTTGCTATGTTGCTCACCCAGGGTAACCCCTATCTTAGCTTCACTCAGTTTTTTCTTGTGGGCTTCAGTTGCTGGGTAGCAGGAAAACTTACTACCCCCAATACTTTTGTTTAGGTATTGGGGATCTTTTAATGCCCCTAAGCTCCTCAGTAACTCTTCTTCCTTAGCCAACGCCTCTTCTCTTGTAGGAAATGTATACAGTATCTCTGCCGTATACTGGTCTCCTAGAGCGATCTTCTCTTTCACATATTTAGAGGACGACTGGTAAGTTTTCCACCCTGTTTCCTTACCACCCTTAGTATACACGGTTTTGTATCCTATGTACTTTAGCCCATCAGCAAATACTATCCTGTAAACAAAGGCTCTATCCCTAGTAATGTCCACTGTATCTTCATTAATCCACATAATCTCCTCCATACAAAAATATTATTTTATATGAAGTAGAGTATGAAGTCAAGAAATAATTTTCGTAATAACAGCTACATATCTCTATGTAGATCAGACTATATCTTCTACCTATTTATAGGTAGCCTACCATTTTGGGTGTCAATGGCTTACACCCTACGCCGTTACATTCATCGCGGCTAGTCGTTGGGCATTTATTACCATAAGGTAAATTTAGCAACGGATTGTCTTTTCAGAGTTTCCCGTTTTAGGCAGGTTTTACTTGAGCTAGAAGTTACTTTAACTCAAGGCCTTGGAAGGCATCGTACGTCTCCTGTACTATTTCTTCCATAGCGTAAGAGTGTTGGTCTATTTCGTCCTTAATCCATCGTTTTGCTTTACGTAGTAGTTTTTCATAAGATAATCTTACATAGGGTGCTAAAACCTCGTCTATACGGTTTATAGTATTACCACCATATATGTGGCTTGCTACTTGTGCTATAATTTGGGCTGTAATTGCTGCTGCTGTACCAATAGACTTTGGGGGTTCTATTTCCGCGTTACCCATAACGAAACCATTCTCTAGCATGCTCTTTAAGTCTATAAGCATGCAGTTGAATTGTGGGAATAAAGGGGCGTAATCTAGATCGTGATAATGAATATCACCTGATATATGAGCTGCTGCTATATCTTTAGGTAGGAGCTTGGTCAGTGCTAGTTCTTTAGCCACTTCGCCTGCAACCATATCCCTCATTACAGGGATACGTTCTGCTGATTTGTTCGCGTTATTATGAAGTAATTCATTGTCCGCGGTGGAATGTACTATTCCTAATACGTTTTCGCCTAGTTTTTCCATTTTTCACCTGAGGTAAAAAAGCCCCTAAAAAAAGGGGCTTGGTTAATTTAAAATATTAATTTCTAATTCGAGAGTAGGCATTTAGCCCGTCAATTTGTTTGATTTTAGTAGTGAACCAGTCACATTCATGGGAACGGACTGTTGTTTCTAGTTCTACCCACGAGAAAGGCATACGCTCATCTTCCTGCGCACAGAAGTCTTTAATCTCCTTCAACATCCTTAGGCCTGAGTCTAGAGGATTCTTCAGGTCACACTGGTCTATATCTCCACAGATAACTATTCGACAGTCTTCCCCAATACGACCCAGCACACAAGCCATTGCTTCGCGTGTTAAATTCTGAGCTTCATCCACAATTACAAAACGATTATTCCAAGTACGACCACGTAAGTGCTCTACTGGTACTGGTGTGATTATTTCAGAGTTAATTAAGTCTCTATAGTGGGTTTTTGCTTTTATAGAGGCTCGGATGTCTGTTTTACCTTCCTCCATTCTCCATAAAATCCCTTCCTCAATAGGAGCTAGCCAGTACTTGTATTTTTCGTACAGATCACCTTTCATGAAACCTAAAGTGGTGCCGAGAGGCTCATTAGGACGTACTAAAGTAATATTGGTTATACTTTTACTATAGTGAGGTGAAGTAAACATGTCCCAAGCTACTACAGAGGCTGGAAAAGTTTTACCAGTACCTTGAGGCCCAGTAGCTACTACCATCTTCATTTCATAAATGAGATTGATTAGTTTTTGTTGCTCTGGATTCTTCCCTTTTAATCTTTCGCGAGTTTTGATCTCAAGAGTAGGTGTCTCTACTCTTCCTTTCTCATGACTTTCGCGGTTTTGACCTTTTCCCATGTATGTTCTCCATTAGAGGTGTTTCATTGATTTACATATAGCATACCTTAGAAAAGGCTTGTTGGCAAGTAAAATTTTTTAATACACCTTGAACTAGGAGGCGGCTAGTTACTTCGCATCTTGGCTGTAAGATAGCACTAAATTATGAAAATTTTTACTTGCTTATTCTCTCTATTTTTTGATAAAATCCCGCGCATACGCACGCGTGTATAAATAAGGCAGATTGCAATTAGTTGCATATAAAAAGATAATTAAAATATTCACTTGCTACCTAACCCATATTTTAGTATAATATGTATAAATTGAAAAAAGGAATAAGTTATGTTACGTGAAATTTTTAATAAACAAAACGCAAAACCTATAATTATCACTGCTATAATTACTGCTCTATTTTTGAAAGGTGTTCAGAGTGACCCTCTAGAGGCTCGTGAGTACACAAAGTATAGGGTAGTATATTCTGATGGCAGAGGTGCAACTAATAAGTATATGCTTAGCAAAGAGGACGGCTCCATTTATAGTAGTACATTTGGGTTTTGCGGGGAATCCGTGAATATGTCTAAATGGTTTTGGTATGGAGAAGAATTTGTACCCGGGGTATTCGGGGGTAAGTGGGTTAGTATGAATCTGTGTGGTACTACAGAGGAAGTAGCTAGAAATGGTGTTGAGGCCGCTCTTAAACGTAGATTAGAATCTGAGAAATCCAAAACTAAGGTATTCCAAGCGTACATCACTAAAGAAGATGTAGTAAAATTTGAGATAGACGAGAAGAAGGTAGCTAACTAATGAACTACACAGATAACGTTCAAATTCAGCTGAATAGATTAGTAGATTTTGCAGATGCTATTGGTTTACACCTTGTGGTTAGTAATCAAGGATTTAGTGTTAAGGTATTGGCCCCAAGTAAGAAGTACAGTGTTACCTTCGAAAGCCTAGTGTCAGCTCACAATAATGGGTATGTATGGTGGAAGGAAGGGTTAGCTACCTATATCAAAGATAGACCTTGGGTTAAGGATATCGTTAATCAGCATAAGTCTAGAGAAGCTGTTACTATTCAGAGATATAAAGGTATCTTGAAAACTCAAGAGTGTTCTGTATCTGAGATTCAAAAGGTTCTAGAAAACCGTAAAGAATTTCTTAAGCGAGAATGGTTCCATACATTTAAATCTCCTTCAGTAACTACGGATTATTCTTAGGTCTATAGCCGGAGATTTAAAAATTTTACTTGACCTTTCTCTAATACATTGCTATACTGTACTCTTCAAATGGAGATTCTGGCGGGTCTCCCACTTCACAAATAAACATGTGTAGAAATTGGTATATAAATACCCTAGAAATAGGGTATCTTTAAGCACTGGCTTTCGTTAGTGCTTAAAGATACTTTATACAATAGTGCTTCCGGTCGTCGTCTAATGTTAAATCATAATAGAAGATCCTATGTTCCTACTTTTGTAGGTCGTCCTGCTCCCCTAGAAGGCAGCCGTATAACTCTTATCACAAGTACACTCGTCGTCTAATGTTAAATCATAATAGAAGATCCTATGTTCCTACTTTTGTAGGTCGTCCTGCTCCCCTAGAAGGCAGGTGTCGTGAGGCGGAGTTTTGAGCTATTAAACTGTATCACAGCATATCCACTATCTGGCGCATTCGGTGCGCTCAGTCAAGGTACCAGTTAGCGGGCTTAATATGCGAAAAGACTGACAGATCCTAAATATCCTAGGGGTTGAAGGTCTTTATAAAAACGAAGAAGAGGATATTTATGTAAGAAAATTTGAAAATCTTCCTGCTAACCTTTAGTTAGGTTTAACCCGAGGATTATTGTATCTGTAATATGGTAAACCTATCAAATACCGAAGATTTATAGATCTATAAAATATATTATACAGTAATTTATCGCTACCACACAGGTTAACCCGAGGGTTATTGTATCTATAATATAGTAAACCGCCGAAAATTACTATGTTATATAAAAATAATTATACCAGAACAGAACATATGTTTATATCCTGACAAGGAGGATTTCGCACGTGTTTACCTTTATAACACAAGTGAGACAGAGCGATCCGCAACCTATTCAAACGTCCACAGGCTGGATTATGCCGAAAAAGAAGTACTTAACTAAAGTATGGCATTCACAAACAAAAATAACAGAGATTCATTTAGCCAAATATTTTGACGTCACAGAAGTAGCCAACCCACAAAATATGTGTGAACTATTGGAGTTAGTACAAAAATACGCTAAAGACCCGGATAGCTGTATGCTACAGCATACAATTTCCGAGGATACACCAACTAAAAATATTAGACGCAATAAAGAAACATTTAGCGTTGTACCCAAGAATAAATTCATGGTATTTGACGTAGATAGCTTCCCTAGACCAGACCATATAGACCCTCTCGATATTAGTGGTCAGGTGCACTTCATCTTAGACCTACTATCCGAGAGATTTCCTGTATGGTTTGATAAAGAGATGCGTTTTATAGCTAAGGGTTCTTCCTCGGCAGGAATTAAGACAAAAGAAATACGCCTACACTTATATTTAGAAAATACTGTCCCTGTGAACACTAAGCAACTAGACACCATAGTTGATGAAGTGAATACTAAATTCAACGAAGAGTTTGGTGTAGACCTATTTGATGATTCTTTATATACTAGGGCACATATTTTGTATACTGCGGACCCTATTTTTGAGGGTACCATATCGAACCCTTTTGACGACTCTACCTGGTCACGCATTGTATTTAACTTAAAGGGCTATACTGCTTCCATTCCACCTAGCACAAAGGAGAAAGAGCGAGTGAAAACCGTCTCTCTAACTGATGAAGATATTGAGAATATCGAGCATTACCACGGTGCGGAAGTTGTTACACCTAGAGTTGCTCAGATTCTTGAAGATATCCGGGAAAATCCCGACAACGTTTATACTAAAAAAGCACCTAGACTATTCTTCGTAGCTATGGAAGAAGGTATAGGCTTCTCAACCATAGAGTCTGCATTTAAAGTAGCTATGCAAGACCACCCTAAGATCATTTCAGGGGAGAGGGTTATTGAGGAATACTTAAACGCAGCGAAGACCTTCTGTTTCCAGACTATTAAAAGTAGGGCTATTCGTACCATACCTGAATATGTAAATATTGAAACTACTCCTAGAGAAGAGATAGACCCAGAACACCGTAGCGAAGTTCTGACAAAATGGCCTATTAGTATACTATATCCAGAAGGTGCTGGTACAGATGATGGATATCTTCATATTCCTGAACTTCCACCTAAGAATAAACTAACTTTCTGGAAAGCCTCTCTAGGTACTGGTAAAACTACGGCCGTTCAACGTCTAGTTAACGGTGATGATATTATGGGTATAAAACCTAAGTTGTATGGTAGAATGCTAGCTATCACCAATACTGTATCGCTAGTAGATGGTAACGCTAAAAAACTAGGTGCTCCAGCCAATAAAGCCTATTTAGACAAAGAATACAGGGATTCTTTCCTGTCAAATCCTAATGGTAGGATGTCTACAACTATCCACTCTCTGCATAAGTTCACACAAATGGCTCAAGATGGAGCAATAGATTTTGTATTTATTGATGAATGTGATGCTGTGATGGACACTCTAATCAATGGTCCTGCAACCATACTGCGTGAGCGTAGAAAATGCATAGAAGCACTAAAGTTGTTATTGCAGACGGCAAAATACGTAGTTCTAGCAGATGGCGATATCAGTGAAGAAACCATGTTCGCCTACTTTGCTATGTGCTCCAAGCCTATCGCGTTAGTAGACTATAAAGTTCAAAAACTAAAAGGTAGTGTAGCGTATGAAGTAAAGTCCGAGGAGACTCTATGGATTAATGGAGTTCACTGTGCGTTAGACGAAGGTCAGAAAGTACTGGTAGTTACAGACTTAGGGCCTAAAGAGATAAATGAACGTGTGCGTGCCTTAACTCTACTACACCCAGGATTAGTAATTAAAGGAGTGCACTCCGAGTCTACTAAAGACCAAGATATAAAAGATATTTTAGAAAATACCAATGCCGCACTAGACCAGTATAGCGTAGACTGCCTAATATGCAGCCCTTCTGTGGTATCTGGGGTAGACTTCTACTACTTCGATGTGGTTGGGCTAATCACTAAAACTAAAATAGCATCTCCCAACCTAAGATTCCAAGCGTTGCGTAGATGTAGAAAACCTAATAAAGAATATTGGGTATACACGGATCCGGATACCTCCAACTTCTCTACCGGCTATTATAAATCTGAGTATAGAGAAGATTATATGCCACAAGACTATATTCAAGAGAAGTATGCTCTCCGAAAAAATAGGGAGTATTCAGGTTTCCTATCAAATCTACGCTTCATGCTAATGGATCAAGGATGTGAGGTAGTTGTAGACGCAGAAGTAATTAGAGGTGAAACTCTAGAGAAGATAGTAGAAGATACTTGTGGAGTATCTGCTAAGGCGCTAGAAAGAGAAGCATTAATAAATGCTATTTTAACCTCTACCGAGGACTCTTCTCCTAAAAGATATAACAGTGCTTATGAAACTAAAAAGTTAATAACTCACTATTACGATCTAGAATCTCCAGAGAATGTGCTATATGAAGATGTAGATATGTATATAGACCAAGACCTACATAAGCGAATGTCCGCACTAGCCGATGTTGTTCGTGGTGGTTTGTGGACACCTATGCTATATAGTGTCAAACATCTAGAAAGTTTTGCTAAGTTTTTACGCTCTTATTCTATCCAATGGTATAATTCTACAGGCGAAAATGCTTTTACAGGTTTTGGTAAGAGTATGAATCTTCGTAACTCCTCTTATCAAGCCTCTCGAATTGGTCTTAAGCTATTCCCTATGGATAAGAAAATAGATCCTAACTGGCAGCAAGTAAAGGATTGGTTTAGAAAGTACTGTGAGTATGAAGAACTACCTATCCCTAGAGAATTCTTAACTCCGGAAGAGATTGCTAAGGCCGAGGAATCTAGTGAAGATTTATCTCTAAGGGAAGAATTAGTAGAAACCTTCTCTGTAGATATGGGTGCTAAAGATTGGTTCTCTGTTACTGGATTTAACTAATGAGTGATATTAAAGGATTTACAAAAATAAATATGGGCGCGAAAAGGAAGTCCGCGCCCCCAAAGAGAAAAAGAAGAAAAATTCATGGATGCCGTGTACTCCCATTACGGATAGCCCTTTTGGATATGAAGATACTGGAATTGCCAGTAGTTTATACTATTAGAGATGGTGAGGATTTAGAACTACTTTTAAAGAGAAGACTTAGACTTATAACTGAGCTTAAACAGGAGACATATGAGTAAACACTATGTAAGCAGACATAAGTACTCGCACGATACTGTTAGAAAATCATTATTTAAACTACTAAACGATGGTAAAGCACGAATCATAGCTAGTTCCTTAAATGGTTGGTGTTTCGAGACGCTAGAGCAAGACTATAGAGTATCTAGAAAAGGTAGATTAGTAAAACTGTAAATCATGTTTTATTTTAATTGCTAAACTCTTTATTATTTCGTATAATATATTTATATTATGAAATAAGGAAAAACGAATGGCACAGAGACGAGTAAAACCAGAAATTTCTGATGAGTCATACGAAGCAGCGATTGCTTCTAGAGACGCAGGTGAAACCAAAAAACGTCAGTGCGAAATTCTTGGTATAGCGTATAATACTAAACGCTTAGATACTCTACTAGAGGAGTATGTTACTGAGCGTGAACATAGAAAGCAAATGGTTCAGAAGTTCAGAGCTAAACCAATCACACCACAAGAACGAGTAAATATGGCAGAAGCATACCTTATGGGAGACCCATTTGATGATATGTCTAAACGCTTCTATCGTTCAGTAGCTACTATAAAACTTCAGTTAGAGCGAATGGGTGTGCTGGGGTTACGTTACAATGAATCTGCTGATCCATTGAATCCTAAGGCGGTACCAGATGAAGCTATGGCAGACACCTTCTCACTTGGAGAAAAAGTCTGGGTTCCAGGCTACAAATGTTTGGGAGAAGTCAAGCGAGTATACACCTATGAAAATGACGTTAATGCGTATAGGGTGTACCTCCTTGATAGTTCTAAACATCGGTATGTTACTTATAAAGCTTATGATTTAGGCTCACTTAAGTACCTAGAACTATTAGGGGTTAATACGTCTATCCTAGAAGATAATATGGATAGTGCAGATATAAAATCCTTACTGAGCGAAGCCTTGCGTAAAGCTCGTATGCAACCCTCTAAAAGATCCGAGTAGTTAATAAATAGGCGGTACCTTATATACCGCCTAAACTTAGTAAACCCCAAATTATGTAATTATTCACTTGCATAACCTCTTAATTTAATCTATAATTACTACAGAAATGAGATAGTAATTTCTAATAAATTTTAACCAACCTATAGGAAACAAATATATGGCATTCGTTTGGAATGAAGAAAATAAAGCAGAAGTAGAAGCACTATACCTAGGAAAAATGGAAGAATTGGCATTAGCTAATCCAGATGCCGACCCTAGTTCTTTTTCTATGGAAGCAGTTAACTATGCAGCAGCTCAAGTAGGTACCTCGGGACCATCTGCTCGCATGCAGTTATCTAAACTAAATGTGTATGTAAAAATGCAACCTACTAAAAGTAAGGCTAAAGCTACTTCTGGCGAAGGCACTAAACGTGTGGGTAAAGCGGATGCGCAAGGCGAACTCCTAGCAGCATTCAAGGACTGTGGCGTAGAGAATCTGGACGAAGATATTCTAACCAAGTTAACAGGTAAAGCAGCATTACACCTAGCGGAAAAAGTACGCGAAGCATTTGCTAACCTTTCAACACCTCAATAATACCCGACGGAGATTTCAATATGAAAATGGAACGATTCTCAGAACTAGCTGATAAGTTTGATACCTTCTATGCTTTCTACAAGAAAGCACCGGGGGCTGAGGGAAAACCAAAAACTTATATGGTAGCTACCCATAATCTTGATACTAAGTATATTCAAGGACAACTAAAATCTGCTCCTGATCATATTCGTAAGAAAGTTAAGAATATTAAAGAAGGTTATGTAGCCTTATTTAGTTATACTAGTAACTGTTTTAGAATCATGCCAGTTGACTCTATCTACCGTTTATCTATGCTAGACGTAGAGTTAGACAAGCAAGCCCGTGGTTCACGACGATTTAAATAATCACGAGGATAAACTGGATTCCATCATATATGAAGATATAGAGAATGGGATCCAAGTTAGACTTACTATATCTGAATTCCTAGGTAGACATTACCTAGGAATTAGAAAATATTATCTATCTTTTGAAGGGGACTGGCTCCCAACTAAAGTAGGTATGTCCTTCCCCTATACTCTAGATTCCGTAACTAAGCTATACGGAGCCTTCGCGGATATTCTGTCTAAAGCAGA